ATGACGCGCCCTCCCGCCGCCGATTGTGCGCTCCGCGAGCTGGTGGAGGTGTGCGATCCCGCTGCCCATTCACACCCTTCCTCGTCGCCGTCGCAATACGTCGTCGCGTAGCCCTTTGCCTCTACCTGCAGCGCATCGATATAAAATTCTGCCGTGTTAGCGTGGTTGTTCTTCACCACGTACACTCGCACGTTGGTGTTCGCCCCCAAGGTTGCCGACACCTGATACCGCCGCCACGTGCCGTCCCCGGTGAATTCCACCGGCGTCCCCAGGATCGACGCCGCCGTCACGTCGTAGAAATAGATGCGGTACGGGATACCCGACACTCCCCACACGTCTACGCTGAATGTGTACTCCACGTACGCCGTCAATGACAGCGCGTAGTAAACGCCATCATTCACCCCGCCTGATGGCGTCACTTCCAGCGAGTACAATCCTTTGGTTTGTTGGTCGGCGCTCCTGGCGATCGATCCACCCGACGCCGTGTACCCCGTCGTGGCCTCCTCCAGACTCGGATTCGTGATGTAATTCGTCGTCGCCTCTGGCCGCACAAAGCTCCACAATCCCATCTGTTTCTCCTGATCCCCACAATTCCCAATCCCCTCTCCCATTGGGAGAGGGGCCAGGGGAGAGGGCTATGTACTAATCAACGCCCTCATTTGCTGAAACTCGCCGCTGGCATTGCCCGCGTACGAGGTGTTGATCGTCTGCGAAAATTGGTTCGTAATCTGCGTGATCGTCTGGGTCATAGCTCGCTCCGGCATGTACGCATTGCCTGCCAGCCCAATTGCCAGCCCGGCCTGGATCTCGTGCCCGATATCCATGAACATGCGCGAAGGAGAGCCGATTCCCAGCGCATTTCGCGCGGCGTCAAACAGGCTTTTCGCCAGGTTGGCCACCAGGTCGGTCAGCCAGTCCCAGCCCGCGTTGATGCCATCCGCGATTCCCTGAACGATGGCGTCGCCGATCCCCGCGAATTTTTCTTGAATTCCGTCCCACACCCCAATCACTGCATCTTTGATGTTTTCGACGATGGCCACCAGCGAATCCTTGGCATTGGTCACGATCGTCTTCATCGCATCCCACGCCGTGCGCCAGATTCCCGTCAGCGCGTCGCCTAGCGCCTGCCAGTCGCCCCGGATCAGCGCCGCCGCCGCATCGATCACAAAGCTGATAATGTCCAGCGCCGCCTTGATCAAGGTCTTGATCGAATCCCACACCAGTCGGGTAACTGTCAAAATTGTATCGCCCCACTTTTGCCAGAAGCCTTCGATCAGCAACACCCAGCCCTGGATGCTCGTCCTGATCAGCGTCAGTGCCACGTTGAAAATGGTCTTGATCGTGTCCCACAGCGCCGTCACGATGGTCATCACCGACTCGCCGTGCTCCGACCACCATCCTGTGATTAGCCCCAGCGCCCCCTGGATCAGGTTGGACACAAAATCGACCACCGCCTGCGTCTTTTCCTGGATCCCGCCCCAGTTGTTGGCCCACGCCGTGGCCAGCAGCACGATGGCGCCGATCACCAGTGTCACTGGCGAGGTAAGCGCCAGGATCAGCCCCCCCACCACGCCCAGAACCGGCCCGATGATGTTGAAATGGTCAACCACGAATTGGATGGCCCCCGCCAGCAGAGGAAAAACAACGCTCGCGATTTCCATTGCCCAGGATGCCAGTTGGCCCAGTCCCGGTATCAATTGCTGGAGGATGGGCGTCACGAAACTGATGATTGCCGGCAGCCCCTCGTTGAAGAACCAGCGCCCCCACTCCATAAGCACCGGCAGTACGTTCGTGCTCACGAACGACACCAGCCGATCTATTACCTCGACCGCATAGTCGATCAGCACCGGCAGCTTAGATTCCAGCCAATCGAAGGCTTTTTCCACGTGTGGCATAGCCCGGTTGGCCAGCTCCAGCAATTTGTCGCCAACCGGGGCGATGGCCACCAACGCCCGCCGCTTGAAGCCCTCGACCACGGCCCCCAAATTTTCGTATTGCTTGTCCAGCTTCAGCGTGGCTCCCCGCATCTCCTCCATGCTGCTGGTGGCCATGCTGATGCCCAGCACCGCATCGGCCCCCAGATCCTCGAATTGAGTGCCGAACAGCGCCACGCCGATCCGGTTTCGCTCGATAGGGTCTTCGATCTGGTTCAGCCAGCCAATGGTTTTGCTGGCCATATCGGCCACTGTCGTGTCCCCAGACCGAATCTCGTCCATGAACATGCCCCACGAGTCGCCCGACAGCGAGGCAATTGCCGCTTCGATATCGTCCCCGCCTTCCAGGAATCGGATTTGAAATTCCTTGAAGGCGTCCGCCGCCTTATCGGTGCCCAGCACCCCGCCCGCCAGCCCCGTCTCCATCAGGCTGAAAAATTGGTCGGCGCTCGCCCCGCTTTGTGCGAACAAATTCGAATACTCGCCGACCGTGTCCAGAAAGTCCCCGCTGGCGTTCAACCCCTTCTGGTACCCGCTGGCCAAAAAATCAAAAGCCGCCTGTTGAGACAGCCCGAATTCGTCCATCAGCGTCCGCACCGCCGACAGACTATCACCCACGTCGACGTCGTACGCATCCGCCAGCCGGTAGGCGTTTTTAGTCGCCGCTTGCAGCTCGTTATCGGCCAGGTCCCCCAACTGCTGCCGGGCCGTGATCACCGCCGCCGTCGCGTCCTCAATCGAGTCCCCGAAATTGTTCTTGAAGACGTTGACCGCGATATCTCCCAGCTCCTCGGCCACGTCCCCCGTCACGCCCAGTTGCGCCTGGATATCGTTTTGGCTCTGCCGCATCTGGCTGGCCATGTCCACCGCTTGGGCGCCCACCCCCACCGCCGCGGCGCCCAGCGTCAATACACCAGCGGTGGCGGCCGCTGCCCCGGCCACCACCGCCCCTTTCATCAAGTTGCTGACACCGCCCAGCCTGTTGCTGGTCTTGCGCACCTCCTCCTGGCCCTCTTTCAGCCCCTTGCGCAAGTCCCCGATGTCCGCCCCGATTTTGACGATCAACGTCCCAATAGTCGCCATCCGCTCACTCCGTGATCAAAGACGCATTCGCTGCCCTTAAATCCTTCCCCCCCATCGCCACGTTCAGCAATTTCACGATCTGCAATTGCTGTTCCCACCCTTGCGGCTGTTTGCGCGCAAACGACGGCATAAAATCCTTCGGCTCGTAGGGGGTGCGTCGTTTTTTGGGGTCGCGATAGGCGTTCGCCGTCACGCTGGCCACCACGCCCGCCCGGAAATCGGCCCGCTCCTCGCCCCACGGCTCGACCAGCGCGTACGCCATCCACTCTGTCAGCTCCCGGCTGCTGATCTGCGCCAGGAGCTGGTCGACCGTCATCCCCAGCGCCAAGGCTAAGCGGAAGTAGAACTTTCGCTCGGGTCGCTGGTAAAATTTTCGATCAGTTCCTCGACTTCCTCATCTCGCATGCCCGACAGGCTCATCGCCACGTCGAAGATGCGATCCAACGCCGCCGCGCTCTTTTGCCCCAGCGCCTCGACGTCCGCGTAGCGGAACAGGCGTTTGCCGTTCTCGTCCACCACCGCCAGCGCCACCATGCGCGCCCGGATGTTGGACATATTCATCTTTGTCTTCTTGCCCGCCCGCTCCACGATGCTCGACTCGAACCGGTCTCGTTCCGCGCCGGTCAGGCCCTTCACCATGACAGATCCGCCCCACTCCGGAACCTCAACCATCTCGGTCGTCATATCGACCGCGTTGAGGATGTTATCTCGGTTCAAAAGCGTCATCATAGTAGTTGTCCCCCTAGCTCAGCGTCGGCTGTCCGCTGACCTTCAGCGTCACACTCGCCGATAGTTTGTTGTCCACCGGCTCATTCGACTGGAAGTTGGTGACCAGCGCCGTGAATGACCAGGTTGTCTCGCTCGTGTCTGGGAAGACCAGCTCGAAATTGCGGTGCGTCCTGGCCACCATATCCGCTACCAATCCCGTGCTGGCGTCGTGCGTCGCGTTGGTCGGGATGAAGTTGACGTCGAACGTTACCTCGCCCCCATCCAGCAATCCGCCGATGAACTCTCGCCAGCCCTCCGTGCTGTCGTGGCTCGTCGCTTCTATGGCGTCCAGCTTCAGCGACGGCCCGCCGATGTTGGTCACCTCGGCGATCGTAGTGAACGTCTCCGGGCTGCCTCCATCGCCTGTTTTCAGTAGTGTTCCATATGCTGCAATTGCGTTCGTCATGCGCTATCCTCCTGGCGGTCAGTTGACCGTTTCTTCAAATTGATCCGTTACTGGCACGCTGATGGGCGGCGTTGGCTGGCTCGCAAGATGAACTTTCAAGTAGTGCTCTCGCATAAGCTCCTCGTCCAGCGTATCGAATGGGCAATATTTGCAGCGATATTGCGGCAACCCCTTCCACGCGCCCTCCGTCCAGTGTTGCGGCTGTTCCTGATCTTTCTTCTTCGTCGCCATGTTCACCTCACTCGTGATGCCAAATCATATAGTCCTGGATGATGCCCCAGCGTTTCGTCTCTTGGTCATATCGGTCCAGCTCGTTGACCAAAAAACACGCGTCCACGGCCACGTCGTCGCCCATCGTCCCCGAGTAGCCGGACATCGCCAACCGCACTTGCTTGGCCACTGCCTTTGCATCCGGGTAAATCTCGCCCCAACTCGTGAGCTGAAAGCGCGGATGGCTCAGCCCGCTGGCGCCATCGTGCGAGTACACCCGTGGCCCGCTGATGCGCTGGTACACCACCAAGGGATACATCGCGTCGTCCGGCGCCTTCAGCGGGTAGACCCGGGCGCCAACCAGCGCCGTCAGGCCCGCGTGGCCAACCAGGTAGGCGTGCAACCCCTCCTCGATGACCATCTATCTCGCTGCCCTCTCCAATTCATGCCACGCCGCCTCGCCGATCTTTTTGGTCACCTTCTCTGCGGTTTCATCCAGCGCCGGCCTCAAGAACGGCTGCGCCGCGTGGTGTGGTGTGCCCAGTTCCTGGAAGGTGCCCCAAAATGCGTCCTTGTGCGGACCTACCCCCGCCACCACTAGGGTGTCCTCCTCCTCGATGAGCTCCACCACGATGTGCTCAGCCAGGAAATCAGTCCGCCGTGGCGCTTTTTGCTCCGCCGTCTCGGCCACCACGCCCGCCCCGGCCAGCGTCGCCGGCTTCAGCGCCTCGCCTGACTTATTCCCCAGCGCCCGCAGCTTGGCCAACAACTCTTCATCCCCGAGCACCTCAACCCGCGTATCACTCACGTTTCACGCCTCACAGCAGCTCTGTGCACATCAGGTGCAGTTCTCTCCGCCCCGACTCGCTCTCGATCACCGACTGGATGTCGTAGATGTGATCTCCCCAGCTTACCCGCATCTCCGGTACGATCCCCTCCCGGTAGCGAATCCGGATGCGCGTTGTCGTCTCCGCGTTCATCGCCTGCGCGTCGAAAAACTCCCGGCCAGTGAGTGGCTCCACTGCCGCCCACACCGTGGCCACGTCCGCCCAGACCTCGATCTCCGCCCCGTACGTGTCCTGCGCCGGGTCTGCTGCCTCTTGGATCGTGATCCGCTGCCTCAGATCGCCGGCCTGCATTTAGCGCACTCGGTACACAGCCAACGTCACACTGTTGGCCACCGTCGCAGTCACCGCCGCGTTGAAATCCAGGTAGACCTGGTTGTAGTCGCTGCCCCCTGGCTGGTTGAACACGGTCTTGTTGAAAGGCCCCACTATCTTTGTCTGGCCCGCCGTGAGCGCCACATCCACGTCGGCGATGGCCAGGCCGCCCACTGTGCCGCCCGTTTGCACCGTCATGGTCACCGTCTCTGTGTAATCGTTGGTGACCACCACGATCTCTTCGCCTGTGTTGGCAAATTTGTGGCCATCCCCGCTGGCCGCGCTCAGCGACTGCGCCACTCCGCTGTGAGATAGACTCGTGGGCGTGATGCTGTCTCGGGTGCCGTCCTCCCCGGCCGCCATAACCGGCTGGCTAACCAACGTGAGGGCCAGCATCGCCGCCAGCAGCAGCAACGCTCCCAGTCCGACACTGATTACAAGTTGTTTCCTAGCTTGGCTCATGCTATCCTCCTGAGCTTTACCAATTCCTATCGAGACCGACCAACGACTCGACGGCAAAGGGTATTTCTCCCATTTTCTCCATCTGAATCGCTTCCCGGTTCTCGTACCAATGTGCCACCAGCAACTTGATGGCCTGTTTCCAAGTCTCCGGCACGTCGTCGGCGTCGCCGTACCCCGCCACGAACGTGATCTGGATCGGCGCCGCTGGGTATAGCGTTACGCTCGGCCAACTCTCCCCGTAGGCCAGCACCACCCGCCCCGGCTCGCTGTCGCTGTCCACAATGTACGCCGCCGTGTCCCAGCTATTGCTCGTGCCGTCGCTTTCCTTGTAGACGATCGACGCTACCGATTGCAGCGGCGGCCGGGGCAGCCTGATCTCGTCGCCGCCTGGCCAGCCATCCAAACTGTAGCGCCACGTCTGCGTGATCAGCGCCCGGCGCGCCATTTTTTCAATCATATCCCGCGCCGCCGTGATCAGCCCCTCGATCAGCGTGTCGTCGTCGCTGATATCCACCCGCAAGTGGCTTTTCGCTTCAGTCAGGGTCACCGGTTCCGCCGCCGGCGCCACCGTCTGTTTCAGAATCATCTCCAGCTCCATTCCCCTCGCCCTTCGGGAGAGGGGTCAGGGGAGAGTAGGCTATTCACCCCAATACACCGTCGCCGTCACGATCGTCCCCGAAATCGCCTGCCCTACCGCTACCGTGACTTCATCTACCAGCGGCATGGGCGCGTACGCCGACAGCCCCGCCCCGGCTGAGCTGGTGTACTCAACTGCCGGATACAGCCACGTGTCGGTGTAGTAGTTGTCCGCCTGCAAGATCGTCAGCGCCGGCGATACCTGTGTGATTGTGATGTCCGTCGTGCTCGTGATCGAGTCCGCAAAATCGAGGTAGATCGCGTACACGTGTCCGTTGATCGGCTGGCTGCTGCTCTGGCTGGCGCTTACCGCGCCCTCCGTCCCCGTCCCGGTCACCACGATCTGCTCGGTTTGCAGCCAGCTCACCTGCGCCTGGCTGGGTCCCGCCTGGCCTGGCAACAGCATCAGGCCGGCCAGGACGGCTATGCTAATCAGAAGCAGCGAAAGCCCGGTTCGTGTGACATACGTCTGATTGCGCATCTAGCTCTCCTTCTTGGCTCGGCTCCGCGTCCGTCGCTTTGGCGCTGGCTTGGCTGTGGTTTCCGGAGGCGCTGTCGCAGTCGTCTCTGGTACGTCCTTCAATGCTTCTGCGTAGCCCATCTCCACCAGGACCGCGCCTAGCTCGTCCGAAACAACCACTTCCTCGCCAGCCGCCAAAACCCCGCCCGGGCCCGCCGCCGTTGATTTCATCCTGAGTCTCACGCTAAGTTCTCCTCTCGCCCGAAGGCTCGAAACGACAATGCATCCCGCTTGGCCTTGGCATTCGTTGCCACGATCTTCATCGATTGCTTGGCTGTATTTAGCGCGTGCATCGGGCTGGCGCCCGCCTCCAGAAACATTCGGAAGAAGATCGCCAGTAGTCCCGCGCCGGCTATCTTCCTGGCGCCGGCGTAATTCTCGCCGTCGCCGGCGATCACGTAGCTCGCGCCCGCCTCCAGCAGCGCCTGGAGCATTGGATTGTCATCCTCGCCCAGATAGCAACTCGTCGCGAATACCACTGCCCCGTCCAGGTCCGCCTGGCGGATCTGATCCGCCCGCAGCGCCACCACTCGCCCAGGGAGTGGCCCGTCCACTACCGCAAACCAGTAGTCCAGG